GGTCGGTCGCTGATAAAGGCGTCAAGTCTGGATAAAGCGACTTGAGAGCCTCAAAGAGCTCAACCTCTCTAAAGTAGATTAGTTATCTTCCTCGCCATCTTCCCAACCAATCTTTCTCATTGGGTCATCGAGAGGCACTATCCAATCAGGATAAGAGCTACGATCCATAGCAAAGGCCAAAGCAGTGCCTTCATCCATCCCAGCTCTGCGACAAGCTTTATAAACTTCATTGGCAGCAATAGCCCAGAAATCAAGCTTCGTTAAAGGCGTCTCTTTAGTAGTTCTGCGTCTCTTAGGACGCTTTACTGCTTTCTTACTTACGCGCTTTCGCGTTGCCATTTTTGACCCCTTTCGCTAGGGCCAATTCTAACTGAGACTCCATTTTATCGAGTCGCGACACTATCGGAATATTCTCCAATTTTATAATGTAGCGAAGACCAGCAATCAGCAAGGCTATAGAGCCTAAGACTGAAGCTACTAAGGTGGCCAACTCAGCCGCTGGCATTAACGGACTTTGCCGTAACGCTCGTAATTTGGATTAAGCCAGTTGATGATGCTAGGCAAGACTGATACTAGAGCTGCATTTGCAATGGCAGCAGGGTCGAATCCCACCGCTAGGTATGTCGCTAGCGCTGCTGCTAGGAACGCTTTCGCCCAGCTTTCTGCTGCTTTTCTTAGGTCTGTCATTAGTTTCTCCTTCGAGCTCGAAATAACTGCCATCTTTATCTCCCAAAGTTGTAAATGAAATATGGAAATGAGACCGATGAGGATTAGCGCCTCTGTAAGATCTGCGCTTCCATCCTAATATCGGACTCATAATCTTTCCATCAAAAATAATATATGCAATGCGCTTATCGCCTTTTTTGGCTAATTTGCGAATTTTCTCAACTAGCGCGTAAGCTTCTTCTTTGTGAGCAGATAAATCTGCATCTACATCTAGAGCTCGAACGATTCCTGTTCTATCGTCTGGAATATGGTCAGAAGTGCCTTTAGCGCGGTGGCGAGCGTCAGCAATCCAACCATCAGACTTGCGATCCCTATCAGGATAATCGTCATCGATTTGCTCCCGAAGTTGAATACCTGCTGCACATAGTTTGGCCATTATTTTGATTTATATTGCTATAAACCTAAAGCGCGCAAATCGTCAGGCTCTAAACCCAAAGCTGCCAATTTCGCTTCCGCTGCCGCCTTCTTAGCTGCTTTAGCTGCCTCGGCTTCTTTTCTTTCTTTTTCTTCTTGCTGATCGATTTCTAGTTGAGCCAATTCCTGAGCGTTCATTTCGCGCTCTATAACCTCGTTAGTTTCAACATTGTGAATTAATATGTGTGTCATTATCTAACTCCATAGAGTTGGTAAGTTCCGCCAGCCGTATTGCCAGTAGAAGGATAAAAAGTGATTGAATCAATATTTGCAGTTATATTTGATAAAGAACCGACATTAAAAACATTTGCAGAAGTTGTCGTTGTATTATTGTTAGCAATTGAAAAAGTGTGGGCATATTTCCAAGTGCTTGCTGAATTGGCATATTCATAAAGGCGAATTATATGAATACCATTAGTAGCGGTGTTATCGATGCCGCTAGTAATCTGCATAAATGTAGCGCCAAAGGTATAAGTAGCTTGGCTCATCAAAACATCATTGGCATAAACGCTGCCAGTATTTCCATTTAAGCGTAACCTAAATCCTTCACCATCAGTAGAAGGTCTAGCGTTTCTTAAAACCAAAACTAAATCTTTGTAGGTTGCAGGAATTGTTGAAATAGTTGTCGAGTTGCCCATAGTTCCCGAAGCAATGCTAATCATAGAACCTGCAAGATAATTATCATAGACTGTCGTATCAATAGCTGAGCCCAGCGTCCTGATAGCCAAAGCACCATCTTTAACTAGATCAGTATCAGCTGGCGTTGTCCAGCCATAATTTGTTGTCGTTGGCATTGATTCTCCTTAAGCCACTATTGTAGCGTTATACCATTCCAAAGTTGGGTCAATGGTATTCCAAGTCTCTGTAATTGGGACGGAAGTCCATCTGAACGCCTGAAGGCTATAGGCAATCGGGGACACATTAAGCTCAAGTCTTAGCTCATTTAGGCTGGCCGTCCAAGTCCAACCTTCTACAAAGCCCGAAAAGCGGCTATCGACCATATTGGCTGGCAAATTGTTAATATTTAAAGCTTCCCCCATAAAGACGTTAATTAAATTATCTCGGTCTGAGTCATCGATGGCAGGATTGGTCAATTGGAAGGTTATTCGGCTTAAAGAAAATTGTGGATAAGCTCGAATGAGCAGATAAAAGGCAGCTTGCGATTCGGCATCAATTTGATTCCTTAAAGTGGTTTGTATGCTTGAAGCCAATAAGCCGTAGGTGTTTATTGAATCTAAATCTTGATCTGTTACCTCTTGATTTGAAGTGCCATAAGTTAAAGTAATTTCATTTCTGACATCTCCAGCTCTTTTTACAATGGAAAGACCAGGGCCAATTGAATGATTGCCATCTAAATCGACATATCCATTTGCACTAAGGTATTGCGCTCTGTGCGTTGAATCGGCATAGCCAATGCGACCTTGAGAATCCTCATACAAATAACCAAGGCCGCTTTGTGCGAATCGAGCAGCCAAGTTATAAAGCGTATCGTCTATTCCATTTTCAGAATGCAGCTCATAATCTCCTGGAGTATCGACTTGGCCTAACCCACTATTTTCAGCATCTTGCCATTGGGTCGTTGGGGTATATCCAGCCCAAGTTTCGCTAGCTGGAATCTCATCCCATTGGCTAAAAAGAACTTGACTGATTAATTCCTTAATCCTATCCCCATCAAATTGATGAGCAAAGTTGCCAACATAAACTGCGCGATTAAGGCGAGCTAGTGCACCTACGGCTACTATTTGAATCCTTTGGGTTAAAGCTGTAGATCCAGATGCCTGAACTGTAATTCCTAAATCCGTTATAAATCCACCAAATAACGGCACAAAAGTATTTGTTGAATCTTGAACCTCGATGGTAACTGTGTTATTTATTTCAAAAGGAACTACTGTTTCTGCAGTTTCAATCAACGTCAAATTGCAATAACCAGCGTTTGGCTGCGAATAAATATCTTCCCTGCCAGATCTTATTGTGAGACCGCTTAGGGTGGCGCTAGTAACCTCTGAGTTATTTACTTTAACCCGATAAACGGGGCTCCAAGCGGTCATTGATTAAACTGGCTTGCGCCAGAACCAGTTCTACTTTGTGAGTTATTTAATGCCAAAATAACTGCTCGGCTAAATCCTTCTTCATCAATTACCGATGGCGCATTGACATTAATTACAACATTGCCTCTTTCATCAGCTTGTCTAAAGCCACCGACATCAAATGATCCTGTCCCTGCAATTCTTTTAATAAAATTTGCTTGCGTAACTTCTTCAATTAAAGTAGGCCTAGGATTTGCTGAACTACTTGAAATTCGTCCGCTAACTGGATTGCCACCTACTCGCGAAGAAGTTAAATTAGAGCGCGTTGTATTTCTTACATCATTTACTTCACCAGCTGCACTTATCCCTGTGCCACCACCTGGAAAGAATAGTGGCGCTTTTGCTTCTGGAGTGTCATTGCTTCTTCCAATGGCATTTGCAGCAGATAGAACGGCTGCACCTACTGCCGTTGCTCCAACGCCCAGCAATGGATTTATAGCAAAGGATTGCGCTATACCAGCGACTATTGCACTGCCTTTTAATAAATTGTAAGCCTTTATCAAACCATTGATTAATAAGATAATGGCGGTAACTCCAGCGGCAACTTTATTTGCCACAAAAACCGCAGCTATGACTCCAGCCAAGACTATTAATTCATCCTGTAATTCAATTACTGTGTCAATAAAACCTCTAACCTTTTTGCCCCATTCAACGGCTGTTTGTTGTGAATCGGTCAAAGATTCATCAAGTCCACCAGATCCTGTCAAGCCAGCTATAAACGCATCTAAAGCTGGAATAAAGTTTTCTAATATCCAAGCGGTTAATTCTTGGACAACTGGGAGCAAAGCAGCTCCAATAGATTCCTTAGCTTCATCAAGAGCAATCTTGACGCGCTCCATTTGAACCTGTGTGCTTTGTGCTGCGTTTTCTGAAAAATTGCCAAAGGTGTCAGTAAGTTGTTGGACTGTTGTATCAAAATCTTGCGACTTAAGATCAGCTGCATCAATGCCCAGACCTAATTTGCCAAGTGCTGTTGTATTGCCGTCATAGGCTTTACCTAAAGCATTAGTAACTGTTTCTAATGGCTTGCCTGTTGCTGCTGTTAAATCTAATGCTAAATTTAGTAGTTTCTGAGCATCCTCAACATCGTTGGTCGAGCGGACTAATCGACTAAAAGCTGGGCGCAATTGGTCATCAGTAATGCCAGCAGCAATTGAAGTTTGTGTTATATATTTTTCAACTCCAGCAATTTGGGCATCGGTTGCTGCTGTTGTGCTGCGAATTGTCTCGGCGAGTTTTAGCTGAGCAGCTTCATCTTCGGCTGCTGCTTTAACTGCGCTGACTGCAAATGCGCCAACTGCTGCGCCTGCAGCTGCAAAAGCAATAGCGGCCTTTTTACCAAATTCACTAGCGCGTTCGCCAATAGAATCAATATCTTTAGAACCAGCCGCTAGCTTCTTTTGAAAGTCTGCTGTGTCTGCTAAGAGTTTGAGCGTTAAGGCTCTTGAATCAGATGCCACTTATGCCCCACTTATCTAAAATTTTGTTAAATGCTGCAGTCCATTGTGCCACAATGTTGCGCTGTTCTTGGCGTAATGTTGGATAAATAAACCATCCGCGAGAGCCGCGCCCTTGTCTGCCAGAGTAAGCAGGAAATTGCTTAAATTTATTTGAGCCAAATTCAAAACCAGCCCAAAGCATTTGAGTATTAGCGCCACCGCTAAATCTTTGACTAGCAAAGCCATATTTGATTTCGCCAGTAGTGCTAGTCTTAGATACTTTAGATCCGCTAACAATTCTGTCAATTGCCTTTTGCCCTTTAGTTCTAGAGGCTGCAGAAATAGCGATTTGTTTTTGCAGATAAGTAGCAAGAGCGTTAGAACTTTGACGAGCCTCGGCTTTGGCCTCATCGCCTAGAACTGAGAAGGCTTTATAAACTTGGCGCAGCTCGGTGCGGTCAAATGCTGCGACTTCTTCAGCCATCCTTGTTCATCTCCTTTATCAGCTCGACTGCCGTTGCTACATCGTCCCAATCATCCCAATATTGCATCGGGATACCAGTCTTAAGAGCAACTATTACAAGTAGCCGCCTTACGCTGTCGGGCTGATGGCTTTTGGGTCATCGTTGCCTGTCTTAATGTCGGCAACTGTTTCCATCCATACTTCAAAGCTCTTTACTGGCTTACCAGCGTTTTCGCGCTTGTGAGCGTTATAGGCCAAGAACATTAAGTCCCAGATTCCTATATTTTCTTGAGCTTTGGTAATAGTGTGTCCAGTTGCCTTTTCCCACTTAGCCCATTCTGGCGGTTGAGCAATATAAGTTGCTGACTCGCCAGAGTTATATTCAATTGTGATTGATAGTTTCATAGCTCCCGATGCTCCGATCTCTTAACTAAAGGTTTCTGTAGGTGTTCCAACGACTGTCATTGTCCAGCTATCTGTTAGCGCTCCTGGAGCTGCGCCACCTGCTGCTGGGAAGATTGGCAATACATTGAAAGCAAATACTGCGCCAGTTACGGCTGTAAATGAAACTGCAAGTGTGGTGTTAGGTGCTGTTTCAGCATCAGCCCACATTGCTTCGAATAGTGAGCTAGCAGCTCCCCAATCCTGTAGCAGTTCAATAGAAAATGTCCATTGCTTATCAACGGACTTATAGGCGCGACCATCAAGGGTCTGATAGGTCTCGATAATTGTCTCGCAGCTTAATACTGCGCTAGTTGCCTGGGCATCATAAGCAGCGCTATCGAGTGTAAAGGTTACATCGCGCCCAGTTATTACTGTAGTTGGCATTTGGGTCTCCTATGCGGTTTGCTCGTAGCGGACGCTCAAGCGTATGTCTGCAACCAATAAATTGGTCGTTCCTACTGTTGTTACTGACGGCCTATCGACTGTCGATAACTCATACTTGGAAGCGTTTAGCGCTCCAAGAATACTAATGATTAATTGCTCCAGATTATCTAATGAAGCGGCGTTGCTGAAATACGCAACGCAAGCGGTAATAGTGTAATTTAATTTGACTCGAGTAGTTGATTTGCCTAAGACCTCGAGCTCCATATAAGGCGCATCTGGGACAACTACAATTGCTGGGACTATAGGTGCTTCTGGAACTGCATCATAGATATTAGCGCTGACACCAGCCAAAGCGGTCTTAATCGCGCCTCTAACATCTGTGGCAATTGTTGATGCTGGCATTAGCCCACCATAGTTTCAACATCAAGATAAGGGCCGAGTAAGCCAGTTACTTTGGCAAGTAAATTCTTAGATAGGCGGTAAGGAGTAACTGCGAAATCTACGCCTTCAATTGATCCACCAGCGGCGGTTCTGGATTGGAAGATTTCAACGGAGATAGCCAGAATAGCAGCTTCAGCATTGGGGTTTCCGACATAGGTCGATAATCCAGATAGCGCAGCGTTTCCTGCTGGGATGATATTTTTTTCCAATATGTCTGCATTGGTGATTGCGACTGTAAATACATAATCTGAAATTTCGTCATCGGTTACTGTGTGAGTGCCATTGAAAGGAGCTCCGCAGCCAGTAATAATTACGGATTGGCCTTCTGTGAATTCTTGAATTGTTGCAGTCTCAAAATAAGCAATATTATCGGTTAGCTTCACTTTGTTAATCTTGCTTTGAAAAGTAACTAGCATTGGGAGAACTAGATTCTCCGAGGCATCTACTATGTCGCCAAGATAAGCGTCTGAATATAGGGATGACGAAACGCCAAGAATCGTCCTAAGCTCTGTGGCCGTAACTATTGTAGGCATTTCGTCATCCTTTCAAGCAGTTAGGTGAGGGGCCAGCTCGGGAGCGGACTGGCCCTCACTTTTTTAATTACTCAGCGAACTGGTAATAAACCGATCCGTTAGCAACTTTTACGGCAAGAGCGCCATATCCGTAGTAAGCAACTTCGACCTGTCCGTTAAGTGCAACATTTGTCTGTAGGCGGAATCTTGAGGATTCATACCAAGTATAGGATTCTGGATTTACTACGAACATTGAGCCATCTCCTTGACCGCCTGCGTCGCCAGCATTTGAAGCCATTGCGCGAGATACATAGAGATTAAGTCCAGCTACGGAACCGCGTAGTGAATCTGGAGAAGCAACACCTGCTGCATTTTGTGGAGCAATTGCATTGTAAATTGGGCGTCCAGCATCGTTGTAGCCCATAATATTTTGCCATTGTGTTGGAGTTACTATAATATTTCTGGCAAATCCAAGTGAGTTTGTATAAACCAACTTAGCAGCTTCAGAAGCATATCCAAGCAGACCAGCAGCAGTATTTGCTCTAGCGGTTGTTGCTGCAAGACCATTTGAAAGCAGTCCTGCTGCTACGAACTTATCAGTTGCAAATGCATAAGCAAATTCCATTTGACGAACTAGCTCATCAAAAAATACTGGGTTGGAACGATCAAGAAGCTCAACGCTAAATGTCTGACCGCCAGCAAATTTCTTAACATTTACAGTAACGAAGCTGTTAGTCATTCCTGTTTCATCAATTGCAGCGGCTTCTGCCTCTTCTCCAACTGTTGGAACGGCTGTAATTTTAGGAATTTCAAAGCTCATTCCTGCATCTGGTAGAACTCCAGTTGAAATTGCATCAATGGTGCTTCTATCAGCATTTGATAATGGATTGATAATCTCAGTTAGTTGGCGAGTTGGGATGAGACCAGCGTTGTTGCTTGTGGTGTCGTCTGCTGCCATAACATACTGACGGGAAGCGTCATCGCCATAAACTTTTGCGCGAATTGATGCCTCTAGATATTTTGCCTTGGTAAATTCAAGGCGAGGGGTTGTGTAGAAGGCTGGCTTTGGAGCTGCAGCTTCTACTTTGGCTGCTTCTACCGCTTCTTCAACGGCAGGAGCAGGAGCGGTAGTGTCAGACACTTGGTCTCCTTCGGTTGGTTTGTCTGAATCAGCGGTTGCCAAATCAGAATCTTTCTTTTCTTCATTCTCGGACGCTGCTACTTCGCTTACGCGAGCAGAATCAATTGCAGGATCAGTAACTAGAGAAACTTCATCAAGGGTTGCTGAAGTAATCTGCATTACGCCCTTATTGTTTGTCCATTCATTTATTTGAGCGCCTACGCTAAATCCATCGCGTAGGCCTTCAGTTGCTTCAACTAAAGCATCTTCTCCAGCCATAGTATTGGCAATCTTAAAAGTAGCTTCAATTCCATTCGCAGTTACATTGTGAGAAACCATTTTGCCGATTGGGCGAGTTCTGTCGTGCTCGAGGAGCAACTTAACTGGCTTAATCTCAATGCTATCTGCTGCAAATACTGTTGGGCCTACTGAGGTATTGCCTTGCTCATTCCAAGTAACAATAGTCCCAGTAATTGTTCTCTTAATTGTGTCGGCAGCGGTAACTGCCATTGGCATATTAACCTTCATTTGGTATTAAGTCCTCTTCTCGCTGAATCTGCTCAACGCTCATCGCGCCAATGCGGTTTAGGATTTCATAAACTTGCGCTCTCTCTAATGCGTTACCGCGTAGGAAGTCGTCAAGTGCAAAGCGCACCATTACTGGATTAGGAACAAAGTCCGGTAACGATAAGCGTTCCTCAATTGCCTTAAGGATTGGGCGAAGTGAGAAATCAACTAATGAGCGCCGCTCTGTAACCGCGTTTGAATAAGTCATTGAAGTTTGCTCGGCGCTCAAGAAGTAGGCAGGGATGCCGCAAGCTCTAGCCAATTCCAGCGCTACATATTGGCGAGCTTCAGCAAGTTGCATAGACTTTGGATCAAAACCAAATTGCTCAAGATTTACATCAGCATTTAAAAATGCAGTAGAGCGAGATTGACGCGCAACTTTCCAAGCGCTTAAAAGTGCTGAAATTCTTTCGGCAGTTAAATTAGTTCCATTTGACTTTAGAACCATAGTAGGGGCTGGCTCTTTAGCATAATTAACTGCCGCGTTCTCAAGATACACCGCCGCTGCAATTGTTTTTCCAGCTCGATGAAGCAATCCCTCATCTGGGCCATCAAAGCGAATAAGCGAGCCAACTCCCGAATTAGGAACGGCCATTCCATCAACTTTGTATGACTCAATTACTGTATTGCGAAAATCTGTATCAACTGTAACGCGGTCTGGGCTGACGCGAGTCCAAGCTCTTACTCGACCGCCATCTGTTGATGAATACATTTCTAACACTTGACCATAGCCAGCACCATAAAGCCAAATATCTTCTGCAAGCCAGTTGTAAATTACGAATCCTGCAACCCTTGGGTCTGGCTGATTAATAACGCGATGCGGATCTACATACTGTCCAGTAATTCGATTGAAAGTTGTGAGAGGTAATGAGCCAATAGTTCCGCAGATAATATTGCGAGCTCTAGCAACGGATGGAACGCTCATTGCTAATTGCCGAGTGGTATTAGTTGCACCGCCGAGAATATTATAAACTGAGTCGGTAATTTGAACGGGAGTTAGCGCGGCTGCAACATCTGAAACCTTTGTAGGTTTAGCCGTCTGAACCTGTGGAAATAGGAAATCTCTTATAGCACCCATTGCTTACATTGTAAGCGAGCACACTTACACTATTTGAATATCTACTCCGCTTTCAGCCATCGTTGCGTAGTGTGTCGCTAAGGCTGAAGCAATTGCTCCACAAATAGTCGTATTACTTACTTTGCGACCCATTACCCAACCGCCGTCTCCAAAGGGTAACTTGACGGCGGATAGGCATTGCTTGGTCAGCTCTTCCTGTCCCGAGTGAGCTAACCGCTGCGAAGATATTGCTCCCAGTAATTCATCGCAGCTTTGGGCATAATCAAGGCCGTCTATCGGCTCTACTCTTATTCCAGCAGGGGCTAACCTAGCCGCTACCGCTGACGCCGTTCTGGCTGAATAGGCAACTAGCTGGACTGGATATTTTCTAACCCATTCGGCTACATCATTGGCCATTGCTTTATCATCAAGGTTGGCAGGGTTATGCCAAGTCTGTAGCAATATCACTTGGAATCTATCGCCTTCAAGTCTTTGGCTAGCAACTAGCGCGCCTTCTTTTCTGCTAGGGCTTAGATCGATAGACAGCCAAGTATCAGCTTCAGGGTCAAGTCGAAGGCCCTCAATTTTGCAACTTTCCCATTGTGAAGCACTTATGACCGGATTTATAACATTTACCCATTGAGTCAATACCTCTGTGCGCACAATATCCTCAGGGTCATTTAGAACCGCCCTAATATTATCTGGATGAATCGTCAGTCCAAGTGAAGGGTTAGCTTGAGATACACCTAGCCAAAAGTCTGAAGAATTATCAAATTTAATATCTATTGGAGCTGAATATTCAAACCAACCAATATCATCAACCGCTCCATAAATAGCAGCGTAGGCTCTTTCCCTTAATCTATTTAAGACTATTGAGTGTTGATCTCCAGCTGAAGTATAAATAAAAGTTTGAGGATTTGGACTCGCCATTTGGGTATATCGCAAAGCAGACCACACATCATCATCTTTAAAATCTCTTACTTCATCCATATGAACACAATTTGGCGCAGCAATGCCTCGACCAGCTGAGTTATTAGCTCGGACGATATATCGGCGGCCTTCGGTAAATTGAAGCTCCTGGAATCCTTTACTTTCCAGCTTCTTAGTAAATTCAGCAGCTAGTTTGGGATTCTGTTCAATAATTCCATAAATCTTATAAAACAATTCAGCCGAAGTAGTTAGCTTATGAGCCGTATGGACTTGCAATTTCTCCTTTAATACATAGATTCTAAATAGGATATTAAGCGCCATAAAGGTTGATTTGCCATTCTGACGGCCCACTAATAGGCAGACAATTGGATGAGCCCATCGGCCATCAGGTTTATATTTCAAAGAGTGATGGGCAAGCCATTGCTGCCAAGGCATCAGTTCAAAGCCAATTTCCTCGCAAAATTTAATCATTTGCTCGCCATAAGAGGGCAAATCGTTGAGTTTAGTGTGGATTCGCGGTTCTGGCACACCTCGGTAAGTCGATTCATCCCTGACTCGGACAATCTCACCCAATTCAGCCAGAGCAAGCTCTTTCATTCTTGGTAATGCCTAGCCGAGCCATTTTCAGGGAAAATCTTCCCAAT